GGAAGGTATGTCAGCCTCTAAAATGAGAGCTGCTGCAGCCAATAATGATCTTGTTGCATTTTCAAGAGGTCTGCCACCAAGATATAGAGATGCTGAAGCACTTATGAATGATGTGCGTAAAGGCATGGGTTTAAGAGAAGAGAAATCTTTTAGACAAGATGTAAAATTAAAGAAAGCTTCAAATCTTCGTGAGAAGTTTGTAGCTGGTAAGTTATTTAATGTGAAAGATAAAGTGAAATCTAATGATGGCCAAGAAGGTATTATAGATACATTAGGAGCTAATCATGTTAAAGTAAAGTTGAATGGAGATGGAAACTTTAAAACTTTTTGGCTCCAAGATATATGTTTAAATAATTAGGAGATAAATTATGTCAAATATGTTAGGTGTAACAAAAGACATGTACCCCGAGGGAACTGTAGCAACATTAGAAGGTTTTAAAGGACCACACGGTGAAGTATTATTGGGTGTTGAATTCACTCAAGAAGAAGTAGATAACTTCAATGGTACAAGCTCGGACTTACCAGAGACTGGCGCTTCGGCTACCAGTAGCGCTAGTCCAGAAGTATCTAAGGTAACAGCTAAATCCACAAAAGAAGAGATGGAGATAGCAGGCCGTGAAATGGGTATTGAGCTAGATAGACGTAAGTCTAAAAAGACTTTATGGAGTCAATTAAAGAAGGCAATGAAGTAAAACCTAATAAATATATATTATGGAATTGACTAAGAATAACTTTGAGTTATATGCTGCTGCACATTATCAAAAAGATAAGTGGGCGACTGATGAAGACTTCAAAGAAGATATATCTAGGTTTAAGTATATTAACAGGCTAGTCAATAGGTACTATCGTGACGATGATTTAAAGGAACGATTGATACTAAATCATATTATTATTTTAGGTAATGTGTTAGGTCCAGCAATCTGCGCAGAGATATTAATGTCAAAGACGGATATGACTTTGCGAAGTATTATTAAAACCTTCTTGGTATATTTAAACTATTTACCAGAAGAAGATTATGTTGAAGTCCCATTGGACGCAACTGTTATAGACGTGTTAAGGAAGTTATGAGCCAGTATTTAAAAGAAGGAGCTGTAGATTTATTCATTACGTATAAGTTTATTCGCTTGCTTACAACTAAGTGGAATAAGACCGATGCCTATAAGGAAGGTGTTATTGACGCTAAAGGAAAGCTTTTAGTTAAAGGTGCAGATCAAACATCAGCACAAAAGAAAGCTTATACTGTATTTGATAAATTAGTCTTTAATTTAAAAAGAATCTTAGAGAAAGTACCATTCGGAAAATCTCAGATTGCTTCTTATGCTGCAGCATTATTTCTACTGAAAGAAGAAACTAATATGGCAGAAGAAGATATCCTCAAGGTGCTTGAGGATTTAGGTCACAGTACTTCAATTGATTTAAACGAAGAGTTTAAAGATCTTCGTGAAGGTCAACACATTCTAAATCACGAAGGATACAAAGGAACAATTGTGAATTTAGATTCAACAAATCCAGTTGGGTACTTCGCTGGTGTTCCTATATATAAAACAAAAGAAAACATTTTTATATCGGTAAACAATATATTATAAGTATGTACTTTCACACATTGTGTGATATAATATATTAATTAATTGGAGTGACATGACGTCTATTTACGTAACCAAGCGCAGTGGTGAAACTGAGCCATTTAACATTAATAAAATTCACCGTGTTCTGGAATGGGCGTGTAATGATTTAGTAGGAGTATCGGTATCAGAGATCGAGATCCGTGCTAATGTACAATTATATGATGCGATGCAATCTACATCGATTCATGATCTCTTAATCAAATCCTCATCAGAGCTTATTACAGAAGCTACACCTAACTATCAAACTGTTGCTGCTCGATTAATCAATTATAAACTTAAGAAGATTGTATATGGTGACAAGGATCCATGGCCACTAAAAGATATTATTGACCATAACATTGAGGCTGGAGTCTATGACAAAGATATATTGAACATGTATTCTGATGGTGAAATAGATTATATTAATGAGCACATATTAGATCATAGTAGAGATGATAACTTTACCTATGCTGGTATGGAGCAAATGAGATCTAAGTACCTTGTGCAAAATAGAAGTGATGGTACAATATATGAAACACCTCAAGTGCTTTATATTATGATTGCTATGACATTGTTTGGAAGATATAATGGAAGACGTATGAAATATGTACGTGAATTCTATGATGCTATATCAAACTTCTATATCTCATTACCTACACCTATTATGGCTGGTGTACGAACACCGACACGACAGTTTTCGTCATGTGTAGTACTCGAGACTAATGATTCACTAGACTCAATCAATGCAACATCCACCTCAATCGTTAAATACATTTCAAAGAAAGCTGGCCTAGGTATCAATGCTGGTAAACTCAGAGCAGTAGGTTCACATATTGGTGATGGATCTATTGTACATACTGGATTAATTCCATTCCTTAAATTGTTTCAAGCATCAGTTAAGTCATGTTCTCAAGGTGGAGTACGTGGTGGTGCAGCAACTGTTTATCTACCCGTATGGCATTATGAATTCGAAGACTTAGTTGTCTTAAAGAATAATCGTGGTACGGATGAGACACGTGTACGTAACATGGATTATGCATTTCAATTTAATAAGCTTATGTATGAGAGACTATTAACTGGTGGTAACATTACATTCTTCTCTCCTCATGATGTGCCTGGGTTATATGATGCATTCTTTGAGGATCAAGATTTATTTAAAGAGTTATATGAGAAATATGAAAGATCTCGTAAGATCCGCAAGAAGTCTTTACCTGCTTTAGAAGTATTCTCTCAATTCCTAACTGAACGTAAAGAGACAGGTAGGATATACCTACAAAATGTAGATCACGCAAATACACATGGTGCATTCATCGAGAAGCAGGCCCCGATACACCAGTCTAATCTTTGTTGTGAAATTAATTTACCGAGTCACGGATTAGAATCTTATGATGATTCAAATAAAGGTGAGATTAGTTTATGCACATTATCTGCAATTAACTGGGGTTTAATTAATGATCCGAAGGACTTCGAGAAGTATTGTGAATTAGCTGTACGCTCTCTTGATGCTTTACTTGATTATCAAGACTATCCTATTCTTGCAGCTGAGAGATCCACAATGGCTAGAAGACCATTAGGTATAGGGATCATAAACTTTGCATACTTCTTAGCGAAGCGTGGATTAAAGTATAATGAAGAAGCCCTTGCCACAGTTGATGAGTACGCAGAAGCATGGTCATATTATCTTATAAAAGCTAGTGCAAACCTAGCAAAAGAGCGTGGCACATGTTATAAAAATTACGAGACTAAATATGGACATGGTATCTTGCCAATAGACACATATAAACAAGAGGTCAATGAATTAGTCAAACATAAGGAAAGAATGCCTTGGAAGTCGCTCAGGGCGCAGCTTTTAAAAGACGGTATAAGAAATTCAACGTTAATGGCTATTATGCCAGCTGAAACATCAGCGCAGATAGGTAATGCTACAAATGGTATAGAACCGCCAAGAGCATTAGTATCTTATAAGCAATCGAAGGACGGAGTCATGGCACAGGTTGTACCACAAATACATAACCTGAAAAACAAATATGATTTACTATGGGATCAGGAAGGACCCGATGGTTATATAAAGATCATGGCTGTTATTCAGAAGTATGTAGATCAGGGTATGTCTATTAACACCAGTTATAATCCTGCTCAGTATGAAGATAATAAAGTTCCTATGTCAGATATGATGAAGGATCTTGTTACATTCTATAAGTATGGTGGTAAACAATTATATTATTTTAATACAAATGATATGGCAACTGAAGATGAGTCAAGCCAAGAAGATTATACAAGAGAAGACTTTGATACACAACAAGAGTACGATGATTATTGTGAAAGCTGTGTTTTATAGCAAAAACTTTCATAATATGGATTTTTTCGTTTAATTTGCGAAAATAGTTGCATTTACTATGTACTTTACCTATAAATTATGTTATAATGGTTCTTTAAATTGGAAAAGGTTAGTATCCTGGAGGTTTCAGGATATAAAATCTGATAAATAAATTATGATTGAACTACTTACATGGGCGGGGATCGGTTTCATATTAACACTCGCTATCATAGGAGCGTTATCCAACGCACTCTTCCCACTATTCCTTGAACTGAATGATGAGCTAAATGAAAAGTTTAAGGACGATCTACCTTCGAGACAAGGCTAAACTACTTTTAAAAAACGACATAGGAGAATATATGTTAGATAAAATCACAAGCGGCGTTTCAGCTGCAACAGCGGTGGCAATGTCACTGATCGGTTTGGCAATTATGTTGCAAATCGTATTTGGTGGATCAGTACCATTCTTAGGCGGTGACGTCATTGGTACAATTATTGGCATCGTAGCACAGCTAGGAGATGCTGGTCTGGTAGGTCTAATTTCTGCAGCGATATTGTGGAAGTTACTATCACATGATGATGCATAACATTCATTCAATAATGAAGTGAGTTAAACGACGTAAAGGTAATAGTAGGAGCACTTAACACGTGGGTTCAATTCCCACCTCCTCCACCTAATAATATTAAAATAGTATTATTAAATGGGGGAGACAAGGCATCGATTAGGTAGCAGATCCGCTTGAGACTCGTCAGCCAACAAAGGCTTAAAAATGAAAATTTAATCGGCAATCAGTCAGATTATTTACTAGCCGCATAGGTTAGTTGAGGTTTTCTCCGGAGTTCCTTATCACCCAATACTCCGGTCTCTCTTTTATATACATACCCCTATGATAAGCATAACAGATCACGCCACTGAAAAATTACAGGTTCTTCTAAAAGATGAAACCTCAATGACACCACGTGCATTACGTGTATTAGTAAAAACTACAGGTTGTTCTGGCTTAGCATATAATTTAGAGTATGCATATTATGCAAATGGCGAAGATCATATACAACAGTTTGATGGCTTTCGTGTTTTTGTAGATCCTAAATCATATGTCTATGTAGATGGATGTGAAATAGATTATAAGCATGAAGGTTTAAATGAAGGTTTTGAATTCTATAATCCTAAAGAAAAAGCAAGATGTGGTTGTGGAGAATCGTTCACAATATAGATGTACATTGTGTACAAACTATGATATAATATACACATGAGTTTAATGAAACAACCCTTAGGTGACGGCACAGCCAAAGTTACCACTTGGGAAAATTACCAAAAATATAAGTTTACCAAAGAATACTGGATGGAAGACATACCATTAGAAATATTTCCTGATTGTAAACGTGATATAATTATAACTGAGGATGAAGAATGAATATATTTTATTTAGATAAAGATGCAAAGACTAGTGCAGAGATGCACCTTGACAAACACTGTAGTAAGATGCTTGTGGAATATGCACAGCTTATGTCTACAGCTCATCGTGTTCTGGACGGTACAGAATATTATGACAAGAATAAAATAGGTTCTAAGATCAAACGCTGGAGACATGAGGAAGATAGTTTATATAAAGCTTCACATGTTAATCATCCGAGCAATGTGTGGCTTCGAGAAAGTATAAATAATTACGCCTTCCTCTATGAGATGTGGTGTCATCTACATGATGAATTTGTTATACGTTACGGCAAGGATCATATGTCGTATGTAAAACTCAAAGAAGTATTAAAGAACCCACCACGTAATTGTGGTGATAAGCCGTTTACACAACCGACTCAAGCCATGCCTGACGATGTCAAAGACATTGATAGCATTACTGCCTATAGAAATTATTATATGAAGTATAAGACTCATATCGCAGCATGGAAAACAGTCGTACCAACTTGGTATACCGTATGAAAAAATCAGTATTTAAAATTAACACAAAAGGCCACATGGAAAAGGATCTATTCTTTGACGAAGGTGTGGACGTAGCAAGATATGACGTGGTTAAATATCCACAATTGCAAAAACTATATGAGAAGATGTTATCATTCTATTGGACTCCTGATGAGATCGATGTCACAAAAGACAAGATTGATTTTAGTAATTTAACAAAGAACGAAAAACATATCTTCACAGCAAATTTAAAGAGACAAATATTATTAGACTCTGTACAGGGTAGATCACCTGACTTGGCACTATTGCCACTTGCAAGTAATCCTGAATTAGAGTTATTGATTGAGACATGGGCATTCTTTGAGACTATACACTCAAGATCTTATACTCATGTTATCAGAAATGTATATCCTAATCCGTCAAAGGTCTTTGATGAGATCACATCTATACCAGCAATTGCCGAGTGTGGTAATGCAATTTCAGAACATTATGACAACCTGATCAATTATAAGGGTCCTCACGGTAGCTCTAAGCATAAAAAACTGTTATATCTATGTCTGATAAGTATATACATCTTGGAAGGCATTAGGTTTTATGTTTCATTTGCTTGTAGTTGGGCATTCGCTGAGCTTAAGCAAATGGAAGGTAATGCAAAGATTATTAAGTTAATTGCAAGAGATGAGAACTTACATCTTGCAGCATCTTTAAATATTATACGAACTCTGATTAAAGATGATAAAGAATATACACAAATTAAAGAAGAGACTAATGACGAAGTAATGCAATTATTTGAAGATGCATTAGTCCAAGAAGAAGCATGGTGTGATTACCTATTCGGTAATGGTTCAATGATTGGATTGAATGCAGATCTTCTTAAAGAGTATGTACGTTGGATAGGTGCAAAGAGAATTAAGTCTTTGAACTACCATGTACCATTCTCAGTACACCAGCATAACCCACTACCATGGACAGAGAAATGGATAAGTGGAGGAGCAGTACAAGTTGCTCCACAAGAAACAGAGATAACATCTTATGTGTTAGGCGGAGTTACGCATGATGTCAATAAGAAATCATTCGAGGGATTAAGTTTATGAGTATAGCAGTAGTATGGTCTAAAGACAATTGTATATATTGTACAAAAGCAAAAGACTATTTAAAGAAAAAAGGAATTAATGTAGAAGAGAGAAATGTTCAGTCTAGTGATTGGACAATGTCACAACTTCACGAAGCAGTTCCAGGAGCAAGAGCATTTCCACAGATCTTTATTGATGGTAAATATGTTGGTGGATATGACAAGATGATGGCACATATTCAAATGGGAGAATTAAGTTTATGAAATGTCACGAATGTAATAGCCCAGACTTTGATGTTACTGTCAAAGAAGAGTTAGGTTATGATAATGATCCAATTGATTTAGGATTAGAAGTAACGCACTGTCCTTTTTGTGGTGCTAATTTAGAATGGGCTCAACGTGGAGGATATGATGCATCAGAATACGATCTCGATGAAGACCGATTGGACGCTTGATGGGAGACGATTTACGTCTGCTGATATTGGCAGTTTTTACGGGTTTGTTTATCGTATCACTAACCTCACTAATGGGCATGACTATATTGGACGTAAATATTTTAAAACAGTAAGGAAGCTAAATCCTTTAAAAGGTTTTAAAAGAAAACGTAAAGTCTCAAAAGAAACAGATTGGCAAGAGTATTGGGGTTCAAGTAATAGGCTAACTGAAGATATAGAGAAGTTAGGCAAAGAGAACTTTAAACGTGAGATCATTTGTTTGTGTAAGACTCGAGGTGATACAAACTATATGGAAGCAAAGATACAATTCGATGAGAATGTATTATTGAATGAAAACAATTATAACGGTATTATAGCGGTAAAGATAGGAGTAGGTTCAGTTAAAAATTTAGCTGAAGAGTATGTACAACCGCAGTAAAACATGTTATAATATACTTTAAATAATGAATATAGGTAAATTATGGTAATAGTAGATTTTAATGGTTTGGCAATCGGGTCCATCATGGGTCAATTGTCACGTGGTGAAGAGCTTAGTGAGAATTTAGTTAAACATATAATTCTTAATAACCTCCGTGTATATCGTAACAAATACCCAGAGTCAAAGCATGGTAAGATGGTTATCGCATGTGATAGTTACTCTTGGCGTAAAGATGTATTCCCAGAGTATAAGGCTGCACGTAAAGCTAATAGCGCTACAGACAAACATGATTGGCCACTGATCTTTGACTTAATAGAATCTACTCTTGATGATTTACGTGAGAACTTTCCTTATGCTGTTATCAAGATTGATAGTGCAGAGGCT